GCGCCTTTCTTAACGATGATCGGTGTCCCTAGTAACTTCGCTTATCAGTCAAGCCTGGAGAAGTCAACTTCTCTTTTATTCAGCCATTATATGGCTAAGAAAAATATTTTTCTAACGGTTGATGATAAGGACGAACTATTGGAGAAACACCGGAATCTGATGTTAAGGGATGGTAGGCCTTCAGAGGCTTTTGTTACATTCCTTGGGAAGCACATTTCTAAACTATTTTTGAAATTTAGATGGCATGATTACACTCATTATACCATGCCTGCTTCTAGTTATCTTTACAAAGGGGACGATGTCTCGTTACATGATTTTTTCTATGACTTGAATATTACCCGAGAAGACTACTTAAAGTTTCTCGACAACGGTGAATATAGTCCAGAAATTAAAATGTTACTTGATGACTTTCTAGGAAAGCCGCATCGTCATCGCGTAAAGATTGTTCGTGATAAGGGGAAGTCGCGTGTGATTACAACCAACCATCCCGCGACTGCTTTTATGCGTGCAGCCCAAGCGAATGTACAGAAATTTTTAAAAAAAAAAGGGGAGTTCACTTATACGGGGAAGCAAGTAGGCCTTGAGGTATATCTTCCACATCATCAGAAGGGAGATTTAGTTTTGTCGGGTGACTATCAAAACTCGACAGATTATATACCACAAGAACTGACCTACTTTGTTTGGAAGAAAATCGCCGAATGTACGAAAATGCCGGAACATATCCGAAAACTCGTGCTCCATTCAATAAAAAATGAAGAATTGGAGTATCCTGATGGTTCCGTAATTCGAAAGAAAAATGGGCAACTCATGGGAAGTTTAACCTCTTTCCCTGCGTTGTGCCTTATAAATAGTGCCATAGCTTCATTTTGTGGCATTAATATTAAGAAAATAAATGGCGATGATCTCCTTGCTTTGTGTAAAAGTGAACATAAAGAAAAATGGGCGAAAGAATCGGAAGGTTGCGGAATGGCTATCAATTTCGAGAAAAGCCATCTCCACTCTCGTTTCGGAACTTTTAATTCCCAGTTGTTATCGCTTAGAGGTAAACGTATGTTCCATATACCTCACTTTCAAATTTCCAAACTGAAAGATGCGACAATTAATGACTGTATAGGGGAGGCCCTTTTCGGTAACGAAATTTATAATACAGATTACTGGAAAGGATTTGCTAGAACCTGGAATAAGCACCACACATTTTTGGATCTACTAAAAGGAACTGACCTAAATAAAAAAATACTATCGGTCCTGTCTGGCACAGGTACCTATGGTTTAAAAAAAATGTATAAATTTATAAAAGGTCATCATTTCTTTGGTATGGTGGGTGGTCTATCTGAAAAATGGAATAGGAACGGTACTTTCGATGAGCTTATCCAGGCAAATTGGAGTACTAGATTCGAGGACCAGTGTAGCTTTTTCGTTGGCAACACGGGAATCGTATCTTTAATTTTAGCACGAGAGAGGAGGGATTTCGCACTCTGTAAGATCTTGGGAGCGGCCCTGAAAAAAAATTTTAAGAAAAAAGAAAATGAAAAAAAAGAAGAAGAAAATTTAAGTATATAGCTGGCCTTGCTGTGTACAAACCCAGTCTATAGGTGGACTGTAAGGGTATCGATGGAAGCCATCATTTC